TGCCCCGGTCGCCACTTATCGTCAACGCCTTGCCTAGTTGAGTAAGGCTCCAATCTGACGCGATACCTTCGCATCGGGCCTTAGCCGCCTTAGGCAGGTTAGCGTTCATTGCTAGACCATTGTTCATAGTTCCACCCTCCTAATAGGTGTATGTTCGCCTTAGGTAATTTAGGATACCCTTAGCCTTGTAAAAACATCATACCATACTAGTGATACTTTGTCAACCCTAATTCACATACTTAACAATTACTTAACAATAGTCAAACGCTAGTTAATGGTCACAATTGGACGCTTATTAACTTAGTCTCACTTTGACTATGGCCATAGTTAACTACATCTGACCAGAAAAGTCAATAGGGCAAAAAGTAAAGTTTTACCAATTTGCGGGTTTTTCTCCCTAGCCACGCCTAAGTATTAAGATAACTTAACATTGTTTGTGATGATTGATACATTATCCTAGGCGTCGAGCGCGACTAAGTTGATAGACTTACTCAACAAACTTGTGGCATATGTCACGATGTATTTGGTCGTCGCACTATTGGTATGTTACTTACTAAAAGTTAGCGAACACCTGTTCGATGTGACTACTTTGTGACGATTGATACTAGTATTGTTGACCTTGTTTATCAACAATAGGGACAAGGCAGGGGAGGCAGGGAAGGTGGGGGAGGGTTAACGATATACCCCTCTGCTTTATCCTCCTACATCTACTCTCTCAAATTTTACTACCCCCCGCCTTTTTTTGCTTTGGGACTCCTTTCTGAAATTTTGTTTTGTTTGGATTTGACAGGTGTGCTATAATAAAAAATCTCGGCGGGATACGGCGAGAACATGGGTATAAATTAACGGCAAAACAGCCAAGGGTATTTAGATAACTATAATAAAACCCCTTCGATTTAGCCCCTAACAGATATAGAAGGCAGATGTGCTAGAAATAGATAAAGAACGCCTTGCGGGATTAGACCCTGAACAAGCCGCCGAGGTTTTAGAACTATTAGAAAGAATTGAGGAAATCGGTGAAAACTCGCCCATTTCTCTATACTTCCCTCACGATAAGCAAAAGGCTTTCCATTCTTTCGATAAGCGGTTTAAATGCTTCTTTGGTGGAAACCAGTCTGGAAAGACTACCGCCGGATTAGCAGACGATTTAATACAGGCTCTTAGTGAAGATTTTTTACCGTCACACTTACTTAAATATAAACACTATCAGCCACCTTTCTACGCTCGTATTTTTACGACTGACCTGATTACCCTCCAATTGACCCTGCTAGAAAAATTGCGGGCGATGGTGCCACAAGAAGCCTTAATGGGGGGCGCGTGGGAAAAAGCCTACGATAAACAATTGCGCATTTTGCGCTTCGCGCCGGAGATAGGTTCCATATTTCAGTTTATGACCTATGAGCAGGAACCTAAGCGAATGGGAGGGGCGACTTTACACAGAGTCCATTATGATGAGGAACCACCTAGAAAAATTCGCGCCGAGAACACTATGCGTGTTATGAAGTTGGGCGGTGATGAAATACTTACCATGACTCCCCTAGAGGGCTTTACTTGGACTTACGATGAAGTCTATGAACCCACGCTTAACGAAGGAAAGAAGTTAGCCGAATACGCTTATGAGACTGAAAACATTGGAATGGTCATGGTGGATATCGAAGATAATCCTGCCATTACAAAGGACAGCCGCGAATATACTTTAAGTCAGTATGTAGGCGAGGAACAAAAGGCCCGTAAGACGGGTAGGTTCATTCCATTGGAGGGTATGATTTATAACAATTTCGATGCGAATATTCATATTATTAACAGCCATTCCCAACTGCCTGATAATGTGAATGTTATAGTCGGAATTGACCCCGGCATTGGTGAGGCTATGGGAGTCGTATGGGCCTACTTAGATGCTAGTGATAGAATGGTAGTATTTGAGGAACTATTTCTTACTGACCAAACAATTGCTCAGGCGACAGAACAAATACATTCACTTAATGAGTACTGGAATGTTAACCCAATTTATTATGTTATTGACCCTGCTTCTCGTAACCGTAATCCGCAGACGGGCCGCTCAGACCAAATGACTTTTGCCGACAACGGTGTTGTTACTATACCGGGACAGAATGATGTAAGGGCAGGTCTTAATATGGTTAAAATGCGTTTAGAAGAACAGGAATTGTTTATTTGGGATTCTTGTGTTAATATAATACGCGAATTTAAAAAATATAGGTGGAAACCGCAGCGCACAGAAATGGGAGATGGAAAACCTAGACCAGTTAAACGGGACGACCATCTGCTAGATGCGCTAAGATATGTTGTAATGAGCAGACCGTATATGCCTAAGGCACCAGAGAATAGAAAAAAACTTGACAGATTACAAGAAAGTATGATACAAGACCAGCAGCGAGCAGCAACTAGAAAAAAAACTAATAAAAGTGAATTCGGTGGAATTTACAGATAGGGAAACAATGTTACGCAAGATGAACCCAAGTAGAAAACCGGGCAAAATGGTGGCAAAAACTCAGCCGTTTAAACCAGATAAATCTAAAGGTAAATATAAAGAAGCAATGAAACGGGTTATAGAAAATCGCGGCAAAGCAATACCTAAGCCTATGCCTAAACCTCCTAGTGGTGGCAAGTATGGGCCTATAGGCAAAAAGCCCGGTAAACCCGGTAAGCCTGTTAAGATTCCGGCTGATAAAGGACGACCTGTTTCAGGACGACCTGTTTCTGGTATGCCCGGTATGACTTATCGCAACCAGAAGCAGCGCGTAATGGCTAGGTTAAAGAAAATGAACGAGAACGCCTAATGCGGATTGCCGAAAGCGTACCTGCTTTTTGTTCTGCCTGTTATGGACAAGAACCTGATGCTATCTATGTAGATTTTGAGTCTGCGTGGGACGGCCCAATTATTGATGATGCCAACGGCATGAAAATTAGTATTGATGATTTAGTTATTTGTGAGAGATGTCTTTTAGCAGCGGCTAATCTTAAAGGCTTAGATGCCACTAAAGATTTGCGTGAAGAAAATTTAGAACTTGGCGTATTAGTCGAAAAGTTAGAAGAAAAAATTAAAGAAAAAGATATGATGATTAATGATTTAAGCCACACCGTAAGCACTTTGATTAAAAATCCTGTGGAGCGGAAAAAGGGTCGGCCTAAAACCATAGTGCCTGAGACTGCTTAATGTACGAAGCACTTTTAGGCATAATGGTTCTTGGTTTTATTGGCAATAACTTAGTTTGGCTTTTATATCTTCGTAAATATCAAAAAGATGTGGACGAGCAGATACAAACTTTGTTAAACCGAATTCAGGCTCCGACTTACATAACGCCAGTAAAGACAGACAAAAAAGAAAGTCCTAAACGGCCTTCGATGCTTGACGACCAATCTTTTGACCCTGAGTATGAGGCCGTAGGCAAAATTAATCCTGACCACATCGAAAATCACAGAAACGGTAATTAATGGCTGACCTTACAGTAAAAGAACTTAATGGACTTCTTGCTAAATCAAAAAACGCTAAGTCTCGGCTCCAAGCAGATTGGTTTCTTAATCTTTCTTATTTTGCTGGCGACCAATGGGTATTTTGGAATAACGGTCGCATAGATAAACCGCGTTTACCTGATTGGCGCGTTACGCTAACAGATAACCGTATTATGCCTGTAGCCTTGTCGCGGGTTGCTCGTAAATTAAAAAATCGTCCTGTTTTCGTCGCTACTCCATTTAGCGCAGATGAAGAAGATTTATCTGGTGCTGAACTTGCCGAAAAAATTTTACAATACGATTGGCAGCACCTTAATCTTAGTGACAAATTACACTTAGTACAGTTATGGTCAGAACTTACAGGGGCAGGATTTTGGAAAATATATTGGGACTCTACTAAGGGCGATAAAGCAGAATATGTTATGGCAGATGATAAGCCATATCGTGACCAAAGCGATAAACTTGTTACCCGTGACCGCATACAGGAGTTAGGTTTAAACGACCTCGTAGAACAGAAACAGTTACAAACTAAATCTATTGCTCGCGGTGATATTACAGTAGATGTATTGTCTCCGTTTGAGGTTTTCCCTGACCCGCTTGCTACTTACATACATGACGCTGAGTGGGTTATTGAGGAAAAAGTACGCTCCAAAGAATATGTAAAAACTAAATATGGGATTGACGCAAAAGAGGACGCTGATGCTCCTATTGGCGTGGCTGAGTCTCGTATGTTTACAACTGGTTCGGGAGATGAAACATATAAGGGCGTAGCCGTTAGAGAATATTATGGTAAACCGTCTGATAAACACCCTGATGGTTTATGGGCGGTTTGGATTAACGATAAAATTGTCAAACATGAGCCTCTTAGTAATTCTCCTTATATGGATTGCCCCTATGTTATGTTTAGATGCCAGCCTATTCCGGGGCGCTTTTGGCCTACCTCTGTAACTACTCAGTTACGCGGCCCTCAGACTGACCTTAATAAGATTAAGTCTCAGATTCGTGAGAACGCTATTCGTCTTGGTAATGCGTCGGTAATGATTAGTCGCCAAGCCAATGTAGATTATACAGGTATTCCCGGCGAGGAAATTTTCTTTGATGATACACTTCCAAATTCTGTCCCACAATTCTTACGGCCACCCGACCTTCCGGCTTATGTGTTACAAGAAATTGACCGTATTGAGGCATCTATTCAGGAGATTAGTGGACTCCATGAAGTGTCTAAGGCTTCCGTCCCAGCAGGTGTTACAGCGGCCTCTGCTATTAATTTATTACAAGAGGCTGACGATACACGGCTTGGGCCGGAAATTACTGATATGGAGACTAGCCTTGCGTATGCGGGTAATCTTATTCTTAAACTAAGGGCTAAATTTAATGATGATAATCGCATGATTCAGATTGCGGGTGAAGATGGAGATTGGGATATCTTTGAGTTTAGAGGCACAATGCTGAAAGATAATACCAATGTAGAGGTACAGGCTGGTTCTGCTATGCCTAGGTCTAAGGCTGCTAAACAGGCTGCTATGACTGAAATCTTTAATATGGCTATTCAGTACGGTATGAACATTGACCCGCGCCAGATTCGTAAATTCCTTAGGGATTATGAGGTTGGCGGTCTTGATAAATTGTTCGCAAATGTTACGCAAGATGAACAGCAAGTGGTTAGAGAAAATAGAAAACTCTTACGCGGGGAAGCAATTGATATTAATGATTGGGACGATGATGATTTCCATATTGCGGCCCACGAAGATGAACAAAAATCACGCAGGTATGAACGGGCAGATGAAGCGGCTAAAGCAATATTCCAAGCCCATGTTAATGCTCACCGTGAGCGTAAAGTACAGCAGATAGACGCGCAGGCTATGAGTCCACCTCCCGGCATGGAATTAGCACCACCACAGATGCCTCAAATGATTCCGCCACAAGGTAATCCTAATGCCCCTCAGTAAGTATGATGAATGGCTTGGTGGAAAGGGTGCTGCTAAAAAGTTAATGACAGCGTTAGTAAAAGAATACGGCGAAGAAAAAGCAAAGCAAATTTTCTACGCTAAAGTAAACATAGCAAAACGAAAGAGTAAATAATGGCAAAAGAAAAAAAAGAAAAAAAGAGTAAGAAGGCCGCAAAGCCTGTTACGCATATTGATTCTACTAATGCGCGTGATGATTTAGATGCGCGTGTAGGCCACTTTGTTCAGGCTGTAAATGGTGAGCATCAGGGACGCTACGGTGTGCTTGATTCTGTTGCTACGGTAGGTACTGACGGTTATCCGTCTAGTGTAGTAGTTGTAACCCGCGATGATGAAAATGAATACATTGTGGTTGACTATGCTGATTTAGTACCTGCTGAGGCTGGTGAGCGATAATGACAGCAGATGAATTTTACCGTTCTCTGCTTAGTCTTATCGAAAACGCGCCTGATGGTGTAGACCAAGAAGTACTAGACCATCTTACTGCTGCTTCTGATTCATTAAATGATTCTATGGACGAAGGTATTAGCCCCGGTCAACAGGCCGCTAAAGAGGCTATGCCAGAAGATGCCGAAGAAGATATGAACGAAGGTGAGTCTTATGAGTCACCCGGTAAAGAAGCCGCTATACAGGCTACACAAAAATAAGCAACAATTACACATTAATTTAGTAAGCATTGATAGTTTCACAACAAGACTAGGCCAAGGACTCCTAATAAGGCCAAGGCAATAATGTACAGCCGTTTAATTAGGATATAAGTTACAGCCGGAAAGAGAATGACATGGACGAAGGAACTAGCGTACAGCCTGAGGATAACGGCCAAGGCGTAGAGACTTCACAAGAATCTAGCCCATTAGATGAATTATATGATTTATCTGGTGTGCCAGATGAACAGAGGCCACATATTGAGCCAATCCTCCAAGATGTTCAGCGGAATGTAAATTCTAAGTTTGAGCAGGCGGCGGATTATCGTAAACAATGGGAACCATATGAGGAATTAGGGGTAAATGAAGTAGACCCCGCCTTAATGGAGGAATTGCTTGCGATTGCTGAAATTGCTGACGATGAAGAAGCGCTACGAGAGTGGTGGCAAGGATTAGGTAGCGAAAGAGGTTGGACAGAGAACAATTTGGATTCAGAAGAAGATGATTTTGACTTTGATGATGATAATGAGTTTTCTACCGCTGACCTTAAGCAGTTACAAGAATCTATCGAACAGGCAATAGAAGCAAAAACGGCACCATTATTTGAGAAAGAGAGAGAAAGGGAGCAGGAGCGTTTATTGGCAGAAGCCGATAGAGAGATTTCTACAAAACTTTCTCAACTTAAAGAAGAATATGGAGAGTTTGACGAGCAGGCAGTTTGTAAGTTGGCTCTTTCCTATGATGATGAAGATGCGATAGAAAAGGGTTTTGAGGATTACAAGAATCTGATAAAATCGGCGCAAGATGGTGTATTTGAGTCTAAAAGTGATGCTCCGGCACCACCAGAAGGCTCCGGCGTTGCTGACACTACTCCTGCGAATATCACATCATTTTCAGACGCAAAATTGGCCGCTGTGGAACGAATTAAAGCAAACAATCAACAGTAAAGGTAATTTACAATGGCTACACAGACATTGGCTACCGCTGACGCAATCTTAAAGGACTTGTATGTTGGGCCTATTGTTGAGCAGTTAAACAATAAGACCTATATGCTTGACCAGATTGAGCGCGACAGCGATTCGATTGACCATACTGGTCGTCGTGCGGTTGTTCCCGTCCATACCTCGCGTAACCGAGGACGCGGTTCGCGTGGTTCTAATTCCACGCTTCCCGTCGCAGGTAAGCAGGCATGGCAGGACGCAATCGTAAACATTAAGTATCACTACTACGCAATTGAGGTAGATGACCCGGCTATCGCCGCCACCAAGAACAATGAGGGTGCTTTCATTAATGTTCTTGATGCGGAGACTAAGGGCGTTGCTCAGGATATGCGTAAGGACATTAACCGTCAGGTATTTGGTACTGGCGATGGTAGGTTGGCAGCCGTTCGTGCCAGTTCCGCCGTTGCTTCTCCGCAGGTGGTTAATGTTACTACTGATGTTCAGTACATTCAGGTTGGCGATGTTGTAGATGTTCTCGTCGCTGCTACTGGCGCTACCACTAACGGTGTTGTTGGTGCTACGGTTACTGCGCGTGATACCACCGCAGGTTCCGAGACTATCACTATTGACACGGCGTTAGCAGGTACGGTTGGTACTACCTATGCGGTATATCTGACTGGTTCTAGGAGTCAGGAAATGGACGGACTTAGGAACATTGTTTCTTCGTCGCGTACTCTCCACTCCATTGACTCGTCTACCGCTGGTAATGAGTTCTGGAATTCTAAGGTAACTGCCGTTGGTGGCGTTGCTGGCGAGAGTTCCTTCACTAAATTGCTTGACGATGTTGCTCAGAATGGTAACGGAGAAGTTGATGTTTTTGTTACTACTCGCGGCGTTCGTCGTCGGCTTGCTGACTCGTATCAGTCCACCAAGCGTTTTAATGACGCTAAGGCCGTTCAGGTTCATGGTGGTTACACGGCAATCCTCGTTAATGAGGTTCCTGTCGTTGCTGATGATGAGGCTCCTAAGGGCTATGCCTTTGGTATCAACAAGGATTCGTTCCGTTGGTTCCAGCAGGAGGGGCCGGGTTGGTTACAGCAGAAGGATAGCGGCATTTTTCATCTGAAAGATGGTGCTACCGCTGGTGGTAAGGTCAATGTATGGCAGGCGTGGTTTAAGTGGTACTCCGCGCTTGGTTGCGTTGCTCCTAACCGCAACGGTGTCCTTACTGGTTGTACTGACGACGCAGCAGCCTAGTTAGTAAACTAGTGTAAGATTAGGGGGGGTTTAGGAAATACCTAGCCCCCCCTTTTCTACTTAATATGGAAATAAAACCAGCGACAATTGACCAAATCATTAAAGGCCGCAACGGTAAGCGTGTGGTCATTACTAATGATGTTGGAGATGTTGCTCGCCAGATTAAAGAAGTAAGTCCTGACTTAGAACTACATTATAATGAAACGGCACAATATTTTGTAGTCGTACAAAAGCATGAAAATGGAGAACATTTAGTTACTACGGCGCAAGAACTAGATGGTCGTATTGTGGAGCGTGTGAAACAAATAACAAACCCACAGTATAATTTTGATATAGAAGCGGCTAAAATAGAAAAGGCTGAAAAAGAGGCTATGGAGAAACGACGCAAAGAGCATATTGGTGAAGTAGGTGAACGCCTAGCGCATGGTTTTCGTAAAGACCTTAACATTAAGAAGAACTTTTGAGTACGCTACTAGAAATAACAAATAAAGTTTTGTCTTACGGATTTTCGTCTGCTCGCTACTTAGACGATGTTCAGGACTGGATTAATGAAGCGCAGGGATACATTGTTAGACAGGCAAACATTCCTGCTGCTAATACCGTACACACTTTTAGTGTAAGTTTAGGGGATAATTCTTATACTTTGCCTTCTGATTTCGCAAGAATTATAGATGTATATGTAGAAAACGAAGAAGATGTATTAGAAGAAATTTCTATTAATGATTTTGATGGCCTTGACCCTGACGATAGAGGTACGCCAATTGTTTATATTGTTATTGGAAATGTAATGTATTTTGCGCCTACGCCTGATAACACATATACAATTAAAATGCGTTACTACAAACTTCCAGCAACTATGGACGCTAATGATACACCAGAAATACCCGAGCAATACCAATACTTGTTAGAAACATATGCGTTACATAAAGCATTTCGCAGAGAGTCCGACTTTGAGGCATCACAGTTTTATCGCAATCAGTTTTTCGAAGATTTAGCACGACTCAAAGGAGAACTACATAGAAATACGAGAGCCGTACCCGGACAAGTTAAAGGTACATGGCATGGATTTCCACCTTATTACGAATGAGGGGCCGTCCATACATATTTAGTAATTTGGGGCGCGGTATTAATTTAGAAGCCGCGCCTTATGCTATTTCAGAAGGTCAAGCCCGTAATGGTCGTAATTTTCATACCTCTCCTGTAGGCACTATTACTAAGCGTAACGGTTGCGTTACACATTCTACCCCGGACGCTGCTTTAACTTCCTTATTTCCACTACACACTTCTACGCGTTATTTAATAGGAGCAGGAAGCACAAAACTTTATAAAATTGCTACAGATGGAACCGTAAGCGATTTAAAAACAAGTTTGACTAATAATAAACGATGGGAATTTGTACAGGCTCCAACTAGCGGTGGGCAAGGGCCGCTGTGGGGTTTAAACGGGACAGACACGCCGCAACAATGGGACGGTAGTGCTGCTACTTCTAGTAACTGGACTGCGGCATCGGGTACTTTACCCAATGGAAAATATATTGCTTATCATAACAACAGGATTGCGATTGCTGGTACTTCTAGTAATCCTTCTCGTTTATATTTATCAGCATTAGTAGACCCTGCTGGTTCAGTAGATGGTGCGCGTAATTGGTCTACGCCTGATGCTGTCACTATTGATTTTGACCCTAATGATGGACAAGAAATTACGGCAATTGGCAAAGTTGGCCCATATCTACTTGTTTTTAAGCCACGCAAAACCTTTCTTGTTACTGATACTGACAATGGAAGTTATCGTGTGCTTAATTCAGAAGTTGGTTGTAGCGCAAACAGAACGGTTACAGAGACTTCGAACGGCACTTACTTTTTAAGCACAGAAGGTGCTGTATATGTAACAAATGGTACTACTATGACTGATATAAGTGGAGATATTCGCCCTGTCTTAGCCGCCATACCCGGAACATCGGTGTCTTACGCTTGCGGAATTTTTTATGACCAAAAGTATTATTTAAGTATTCCTCAAAGCGGTAACACTTGTGAACTTATTTGTGAGTTTGATTTAGCAACTAATACTTGGTGGCTTCACGCAATTCAGTTTACTTCGTCTATTGTAGGGGCTGTAACGCAATTTGCCATATTAGAACCTAGTGGAAGCAACATATTATATGGAGCATTAGATGGCACCGCTAAAGTCGCAGAAATGTTTAAGAACGCAACATTCCAAGATTTTGATAATAATTATGTTGCTTATTGGAATGGCCCTTGGTTATCATTTGGTATGCCTCATCTTCGCAAAAATCTTAGAGAAATTCGCGTAGATGGATTAGGTCAATTTGATGTTTATACACAAAATAGTTTTTCGACTACAGAATCAGCACAAGAGACTACATTTTGGGAAGTAGCAACAGAAGGTACTACTTTTGGCGGTACAGGAGACTTTGGCGGCACAGGGACTTATGGAGATTCAGCAACTATTACCGAACGCAGATATTACACCCCCGGAGTAGGTCGCGTGTGGAGTATTCAGTTTAAAAGTACCAACAACGAAGATTGTCAAATTTACTCATATACTTTAGCACTAGATACAAGGAGAGATTAAGTGGGAACTATTAACCCCTCAATACCAACAGTAGGTCAACCAAACTCTACAGAAGATGTAGATATTCGTGATGGTATGACTACTATTCGTGATGAGATTAACGGAAATCTTGATAACGCTAACATTAAAAATGCCGCAAATATTGCCGGTTCTAAGTTAGCAGATAACTCTGTTGCGCCAAGCAAATTAACTAATGGCACCGCAGGCCAGTTGCTTATTGCTAATGCTTCTGGAATAGTTACTTCTACAACCGTTACTGGTGATGTAACGATTAACAGTTCTGGCGTAACTGAAATTGGCGCAGGCGTAGTTGGCACTACTGAAATAGCCGACGATTCTATTAATCACGATAAAATGACTAATAACTCAGTCAATACAGACGAGTTACATAACAGCGCCGTAACTACAGCCAAAATTGCTGATGATGCGGTAACTGCTGATAAAATCGCAGATAACGCGGTTGTAACTGCTGGTATTTCTGATAATACAATTACTGCTGCTAAAATTAAAGCAGATGCGTGGACTTCTTATACTCCAACTTGGACTGCTCTTTCCACTAATCCAACTCTAGGAAATGGTACTCTTACTGGTTATTATATCCAATTAGGTAAAACTGTATTTTTTAGAATACAATTAGCGTTTGGTTCTACTACTACGGCTGGTAATGGCAATTGGTCATTGACCCTTCCGACAACTCAAAATCACCCTAATTTATCTCCTATTGGTAATGTGATGGTTTCTGATGCTAGTACAGCAACCTATTCATTTGGTACTGCTGTAACTACAATTAGTGCTTTAGGTGGTGGAGCAGATAAATTTATTTCTTATGTTGGTAGTAATCCAATTGGTAGTGGTAGCCCTTGGGCTTGGGCAACTGGTGATTCTTATAGTATTACTGGTACTTATGAGGCCGCATAGTGCCAATTAAAGACCCAAAAGGCGGATTGACAGCAGAAGGACGCGCTTATTTTAAGCGTAAAGAAGGTGCTAATTTAAAACCCGGTGTAAAGAACTATTCTAGTGCGAGTTTTGCTGACAAAAAACGATGGGCTAATTGGGCTACTAGGTTTGCTGGTCGCTCCGATATACCGCCTCTTAAAAAGCCGAATGGAGAACCCACACGCTTTGCGCTTATGTTTAGGGCGTGGGGTGAACCTGTACCTACATCTGTATCAGCAGTTAAATCTGTGGCTAGAAAAGCACAAGCACGAAAGCAAACTTTGAGAGATAAAACTAATGGCAATAGTAACACCTAATACTCCTGAGCAAATTGGTGAACTTTTATTAATAGAAGTAAACGGTCGGCTAGATAGCGATAATTTTAGCCAAACAGTTTGGGATAAAATTAATGAATTAATTGCTGCTTCTGGTGGTAGTTATACAGTTTTAAATGGTGCTGGTGCGCCTAGCGCAGGTTTAGGTGCTGATGGTGATTTTTATATTGACACATCGGCAACCGCAATTTATGGGCCAAAGACCGCAGGTGCGTGGGGTTCTTCTACTAGCCTAATTGGGCCTACAGGACCTACGGGGGCAACGGGAGCGACAGGGGCTACTGGCGCTACGGGAGCAACAGGGGCTACGGGGGCTATTGGCCCTGCTGGTACTGATGGTAAAACAATTTTAAATGGTACTTCTAATCCTACTAGTGGGACAGGAGTAGATGGAGATTTTTATATTAACACTTCTACTAGCACATTATTTGGGCCAAAAGCATCTGGAACTTGGCCTGCTGGTGTATCGCTAATTGGACCTAGTGCGTCTGCTCCCACAGGCGCTATGTTACAGTATGCTGGTACTACCGCTCCATCAGGTTATTTGTTATGTGATGGGTCTAGTGTATCTACAACAACTTATGCTGATTTATACGCTATTATAGGCTATACTTATGGTGGCTCTGGTTCATCGTTTATGCTTCCTGACCTTTGTGGTCGTGTGCCTATAGGTGCTGGTACTGGTGCTGGCCTTACAGCAAGAACCCTTGCTGCTACAGGAGGTGCGGAAACTCACGCATTATCTACCGCAGAATTAGCAAGCCACAATCACGGAACTACTAATACTTTGTCGGTCGCAAGTCATAATCACGGCGCAACTGGTTTAACATTTACAGGTACAGCAGGTACGACTGATGATGAATCTTCGCATACACACGGCGCTGGTAGTTATCTTACTCAGTTCCAAAGCGTTACAAATACAACCGTAACTGGTTCTGCGGGACGCTTAGCAACTGGTACTGGTGTAAATAGGGCTGTATCTGGTACTTCTGGTGCTGGTTCTGCTCATAACCACTCATTTACTCCTAGCGGTACATTAGGCGGTAATACTGGTGATTCAGCACCTTCTTTAACTGGTTCACTTTCTATTGATAATGCTGGTAGCGGAAACGCACACAATAACATTCAGCCGTTTCTTGTGCTAAACTATATAATTAAAACCTAGGTGAAAAATGGCAACTAACAACGACTCCCAAGCAGAACTAGCAGCAAAAATAGCAGAAAACAGGTCAAGCCCTACAGGGATAGCGGCTAATACTTTTTCTGTTAATCAAGACCCACAACCGCCTAACTCTGACCAAGGCGTAACTAATAATGCTAACTCACAGTCTAGTACTTCTGGTGGTGTAGACAATCAATCAATAACACCTAATAATAATTATAGTTCGAATAATAATCAAAATGAGCCATTTTCTTCTTACATGCCAGAAACAGGTAAGCCTGACCCTAGGGACTCTCAGTATTGGCGAGATGTAATTCGTTTAAACTTTGACCGCAACACACAAGAAAACAATCTTAGGTTACAGTCGGTTTACGCTCAAACTGATTTTGAGAAGGCTAACTCAGATTTAGGTAGGCAACAAATACGCGATAGATTAGCCACTAAGATAGCATCGTCTAAGAGCGGTAATTTATTTAGTTCTGTATCGCAAGAAAATCTTGGACAGTTAGAACAAGGTTATTTTAACCAGCGTTCTGATTTACAGCAAACATATCAGCGTGAAGAAGCATCTAGACAAGCCATTAGGGACGCGCTCGCACAGGGCTATACTATTGATGAAGCAGCCGCATTAGCAGCCGCGATTGATAGAAAAGCACAAGCCGAATTAGACCAACCAAGCCCATATCAAACACCTACTACTAATACTAATACCGCAGACACAGGGCCAAATTGGGATACACTTCTGAATCAAGCATTAAAAAATCTATTTCCTAAACCTAAACCTAACAAAGGCAAGGGTAAGGGCAAAGGTAAAGGTAAAAAGTAATGGCAAAAGATAAAAAAAATAAGAAAAAAATAAATCCTGTATACAGTCCTTTAACCCAATTACAGGGTAAAACTTTGCGCCGTTTTGTTAAGGCTATTACTAATTTAGAATACAAACCTCAAGTAAATGCGGTTAATCAGCAAATAGGTGCCTTAGATACGCAAAAACAAAATACTACCGCTAGTCTTGGCGCTTTAGGCACTCAGGCTACAGGTAATATTAGTTCATACTATCGTAGCCTTGCGGAAGCAGAAGCGGCTAACGCTGCGCGTCAACAAGAGTTAGCACAGCGTTCTCAACAGCAAACAGCATCTATGACTCAGCAAGCCGCTAATGCGGTACAGCAAGCAGCACAAAACGCTAATGCGCAGTTAAGACAAGACTCTGGTGCTAGGGACGAATTACAGGCTATGGTTGCTGAACAACAGTCTAGACAAGCCCGTGAAGCACAGGCTATCCAAGGTTCTAACACCGCTCAAAACACTAATTGGCAAGGTTTACAGCAAGCACTTGCCGCGTCAAATCAAACTAGGGGAAGTGAAAACTTAGTAAATACTCAGCGTCAAAGTATGAGTGATATTACTAAGGCTACTGCGGCTTTTAACGATGAAATCGCTGCTGCTATGGCTAGACGCGCAGGGCTTAAAGGTGAGGCTGCTGCTGCCTTTATTAAGAATCTTTATCAGGCGCGTGGTGCGGAGCGTGAATTTAATCTTGGAGTACGCGCACTTAAGTCTAAAAATGCGTATAACAAGACTCAAGTTAAATTACAAAAAATGCGTAATGCCCAGCAAGATGAAAACAACTCAGCGCAAATGTATATTGCCGACAGATACAGTAGTGCTAAAGAATATGCTGCTGACCGCAACGCTGAAATTCAGGCACTTTATGGGCAGAAAAAAGATACTGACCGTTGGCGTGAAGCCTTTAGCCATATTCGCGGAGACTTTGGCTATGGTGGTAAAAATGCTCAAAAGGCTGCCTCGTCAAAAAGCAAGCGTCTTATTATTGACGGCTTAATTAAAAAGTACAGTTTTTCGTGGGGTGCGGCTAATAAGGCTTATAGCACTTGGCTTCGTAAATACAATAAAAAACGGGGCTATGGTAAAGGTGGAGCATTTGGCCCTGCCTCTGGTCGCCGTAGTTAATTATGCCGGGGCCGACTTATGGTAAGCGGTTAGGTAAAAAAACTAATCGCAAACAGAAGAAATCAAGAAAAGCATTAGGCTATGGCAAGGGCGGTGCTTTTGGTGACGGTCGTCTTAGCACTCAACGCAGAAAAGAACGCTCAGGTAAGGGCGCATATAGTTATGTAGGAACTTACAAAGGTTCTGGTAAAGACGCTGCTAAAGGTGTATCAAAAGCCAAGAGACAGCGTAGGTCTGCTAAATCAATTTATAAAGCAACGCAATTAAAGCGTCAGCGTGATTTAGTAAGTGGTAAAAGTAGCCCTGCCCCAATTAGTAGCAGAGGCTATGAGGCTCGCTACGGAATAGATACAGAAAAAACAGAACGCAAAGAAATACAGCGTTATAAAAAAGAAAAAACATTAGTAGGTCGTGGTAAAAATTTACGCGCTATTTTAGGCCCAACTACTACGCCACAACAGTTAAGTTATAGGGCCAAGTTTGCTAAAGATATTAAAACTTACAAAATACGAGATGCTGAAATTACTCGTTTAGAAGATAGCGTAAAGTCTTATGACAAACTTATTAAAAAAGAAGAAGAACGCAAAAAAAATGTTATAACAGACAAAGAGTTAACAGACTATTTTGAGGCAGGTATATTTAGTTCTGCTCAAAATGTTCCCGAAGAAATTGTTAAGAATAAAAATGCTCGGCTTACTTATATTCGGGCTAGAAGGGCTGAGGATAGGGCTGAATTAGAACGACTACTTACTCGTCGCGCTCGCGGTAGAGTTACTAAATTTTCTCGTCGTTTAGTAGATGTTCCTAGGACTAACCCTGAAAAACAAAAAAGACTTTCTGAAAAAATTGACCGTTTTGAGAAAGAGGCTAAATGGCGTAGTAATACCAATAAACCTAGGTTAGAAAAAAAACGCGAAGAACGCCTAAAAGACGAAGCCCGTTTAAACCTTTCTAAGACGGTTGTTACCTACCGCAAGCGGCTTGACCAAGAACTTAGAGATTTCTTTGAGACTGCCATTAAGGTTTCTGATGGGAAAACAAAGCGCGACCTTATAGATGCCTATGGATTAATTAAGGTAAATAAACACCCGTCTCCACCTACAGTATTAATGGCTGCCTCTAAAGCACTTAATGACAGCATTGGCGGTGGCATGAGGACTAACAAAGTTCACCCACTTGTTACAAAATTAAATAAAACTACTAATGAATTAATAGGTTATGAAGAAGCGGCAAAAAGTTATGGATTAAATTTTGCTGAACAATTTTTATCATCGCCCGCACAAACTGGGCTTATTGCTATTGATTTAGTTTCTCTTGGTGGAGTTTTTAAAACACCTCTTAAAGCAGGAGGTAAATTAGCATTAAAACTTACAGGAGCAAGGGCATTGGGTCGTGGAGTAAGGGCGGTAAGTAAGGCCACCGCTAGAGGCGTTAAGAATAGGTCTGAAAGACTAGCAATTCGAGAAGGTTTGGCAAAATCTGGTTTATCTGGTCGTCGTGGCGGAAAAGTTAAGTCTGAGGTTGGTAAAACAAATAAAATTGTAGACCCAGATAAGATTACTCCTAAGGCTACTGGTCAAGCCGCTGCTAAAAATGAAAAGGTCGCAGATGAGATTATTCGGTCTGCTGCTACCGACGATATAAAGACTGCTGCTGACGCTGCTATAGATGCTCAACGCGCAGGTAAAATGGGAAATATTTCTGATGAACTTGCCAATAAAATAGATGAACTTGCTAAATACCAAGATGAAGTCGCAAGGCGTGTTAGCGAAAATCCACGCGCTGCTGGCGCTATGAGTCGTAAGTTAAATCGTTTACGCGAAGATTTAGCAACACAATTACTTAAAGAAGAACAGTTTGCTCGTAGAGGCTTACAGGCTCCTTTAAAAAATACTCGTTACATGCTAGATGAGGCGGGGGCATTAAGTCAAACAAGTCTTAAGCGTCTTGGTGCTCGCTACAAGTGGCCTTTAAGACTTGGCGTATCTGGCGTAATTACTAGTGCTTCTGTAGACGAAGTGGTTACTGGCGGAGAAATTACTAATAACTTTTTAATAAACGCTAAGGATTTAGCATCATCTGTGCCGTATGCCTTGGTAGAGACAGGCAAGATGGTAGGAGATGTTGTTTTAAACCAAGACACTGACCGTGTTTCGGCGTTTTGGGATTATATGGTAAATCACGATGCTGTTTTTTTGGCTTTCCAAGGTAGGTGGGACGAAGCAAAAAAATCTGCTAAAGAACGACCATTAGATGCGTTATTAATGATTGGTGGTGTTTATGGTGCGGTAGGTAGAGGCATTGGCACAGCGGCAAGAGGTGCTGGAAGGTTTGCGCGTGTTGATTATACAAAATTACCAGATGGTAATTATAGGCTTGCTGACGGTACAATTAGTAATAAAAAACCTGAACGCGGCTATAACGCTACGCGAAATCCAGAAGAATTAAAAGACCAACTTAATCAAGCAAAAAGCACTACTAGTAGAAACTTAATGAGAATTGGTCATGTTGGCTCGCAATTACGCCGTCCTTTACCACTAGTTTTTGATGATAGTCCTCAATTAATTAATAGAAGGCTATCACCTAACATTATAACCGCACAAGCACAAAAGTTTGTTGATAACCGCAGTTTAGCCAAAATTAAGGCTATCCAAGCAAAGGCTGATGACGGTATTTCGCTTACAAAACAAGAAGAAAAGAAGTTACTTGCTCATCAACTAGAAGTTGAGAATAATGCTAACGCATTATACAGGGATTTAATAGACCATACTTGGGCTAGGCTAAACTTAACCAATAGAGCAGAAGTGTCTAAAATTGAGTCGGCAATTAACGATATTGCCAATGACCTTACAAAATCACCTGCTAGGGGAGGGCTAGGTAAAGATGCTCATTTAGCACTTAGACCACTTGCTTCTGGTGAGTTTGGCGGGCCAGCCCAAGTAGTTGCTAATTTAGAAAAAGCACTTGCTGATGTAAAAAAATGGCGTAAGAATTGGCTTAAAAAAGAATCTTACAATCAAAGTAGTCCATTTTATCGTGCTGCTGGCGAAACACAAAAATTGTTTGAGAAATTACTAGAAAAACCTGAGATATTAACTGACCCTAAAATGTGGGAAGCAGTTAATAAGTTAGGTGATGTAATTAATCCACTAGAGGACGCCCTTGTAAGACAGGGATTGTTATTACCTCAACAGCGTGATTTTGCTCCGTTAGTTCCTTATGCCGTTCGTGTTATGGGCGCTAAATCTATTAAGGCTAAGAATGGTCAGATTCGTTTTTATATAGATAAAAAATCTGCTAAAAGCGCGACGGGTGAAATGGGCGAAAGAAATTTCTTAACACCAGAAGATATACGCGCACACATGCGGGCTAATGGTTTTGAGAATGACCCTATTTTCTTTTCTTCGCTACCAACAGTATTACCAGACAGCAATACAACTCACGCGGCTACATTAAACTCTCTTGGTAAAACATATAACGCTTCTACTGCCGGAGATTTAATTGCTCGCTTTGGTCACGATTTAAGTTTTGAGAATGTAAAACGAAGTGCTATTAGCGTTAAACTTAATCTTAACAAACAGAAAATAGAAGAATTTATTTTACAGAGAACTCTTGTCGGCGATACTAACGGCAAACTTTTTAAAACTGCCGCAGAAGCAGAAAAATTTTACCGAGATAATCCCGGTCGTTTCCCTGTAGAGATGGAACTGTGGGCCGTAGATGTTACAAGTGACGCAATTAAACTAGGCGAAACTATTAACAAAGCGAGTGACCTTGACCATACAAGCCCAATTATTACAGACTTAAATGAATACCTAAGAACTGATGCCGCAAATGTAGATTATTTAGGACTCCAACAGTCGCGCATGAAAGCGTTAAAAGATTTTAAAAACAGTAACAGCGAAGCAACTTATGGTGTGCGTGTTGGATTAATACCTAAGGCCGTCGCAAACCGACTTCGTTCTCACGCAAAAGTAGATAGTTTTATTGCTGAAAATGGTGGGGGTAGGTTTTTTAACACTTTAACCCGTGAATTTAAAGCCTCGGTGTTGCCATTCTCAATTGCTTGGCATACAGGTAATATGGTAGATATGGCTTTGCGTATGTTATTTGATGGTGTAAATCCAATTGATTACGCAACTGGTTTAAAGTTAAGAAAACATCTTAAAGAAAACTACCCTGAGGTTTACGACGCAGTATTAATCGAAATGGGAGGTGGACACTTAATTAGTGCTAAATCTTCATTGGTTCGTGGTAGTAGGAAAGATGGTGGGTTTTTCCAAGAAAATAAGCCGATTGGGGCGTTAAGTTCTCCTAGGCCAAAACGATTTGGTTCATCCGCTAAATTACAACCTTATGAGCGTCGTATGTTAGATGCTAGTGAAAAGATTTTATACCAGATTAGACCTGACCAGCAGTTATTTCGCAGATATAAAGATGCTGCTGAGTTTGGATTTAGATTTGGAGAGTTTATAGAAGAACGAGTAAGATTTGCTACCCTTGGTAAATATGGTCGTCAACAGTTAACTGACCTTGGAACTAGTTGGTTTAAACATGCCCGACTGACTAATGAAGCAATCGAAAAACTTGCTTTTAATTTAATGGACGAAAATCTATTAAAACAGGTTGCTAAGTCTACAAATAAAGTATTAGGTGATTATACAAATATGAGTCCAAGGTTACGCGGGCTTGTTAGGACTGTTGTGCCTTTCGGCTTATGGTTACGCGCTTCTGCTACTTGGCTTGTTACGCTTCCATATAACTATCCTGTTAAATCAGCATTTGTAGCAGGCATGGCAGGATTAACAGAAGAAGAACGCCGTTCATTTGGTTTGTCTGTATTTGGCAATAATGTTGTCCCTAATTATTTACTTGGCGCTATCCCTGCTTCGGCTTTACCTGATAAATTAATTCCGGGCAAGCAATATGAAATAGACCCTATTTCTGGTGAGCGTCAAGAAGTTTACTTAAGAACTTCTAACTATACTTCCTTTGGCCCTTATTACGATTTAGGAGATTTAGCAAATTTTGTTTTTCCTTGGTGGAACAGTTTATTTAATGTAGCGGCAAGTGGTATTGATTGGACAGGTAGTGTAATGCGTAAACCTAATGGTGAAAAATTAAGTGACAATGAAAGAGTTGGTTTGGCTCTTTACGGTTTAATGGAAACCTATTTTTATCCAATGAGTTATATTCATTCGCTACAATTAGGTGGTCGGCCTTCTACTACTTCTACTCCTTGGTCGCCACGCAGAGATTATCGTTTTTATGGGCCACAGAACACTCCGGGCGAAATTGTTATTTGGGAAAAATATTTTGGTAAGTCATGGGATTTAATTAATCCATCAAATCGTCAAGGACTTGGTGCTAGATTCTTTAACCCATTTAGAGGAATTCCTTACAAGCCAACTACTAAGCCTGAAAAAAATAGAGGTATAAGCAGTTATACAAGCAGGGCTTTGGGCAGCAGTAATTTACTTGGTCAAACTAAAAAGCGTGTAAGCGGCAGAGAGTGGCGCTATATAGACCCTGAGCAAAACAAAAAAAGCAAGCAAAAAGACGACCCTTTTGATAATTATAGATAATGGCACTTAGTAGAAAACAACTTGGCTATGGTAAGGGTGGCGCTTTTGGCGGTGGTCGCGCTAGCACTACTCGCCGTAAACAACGGTCTGGTCG